ATGTTATTTACGGATGAAATTCTTGAAAAAATCTTAACAAGAGAAGATGTTTCAAAGGTTCCGCTTGTGTATCAGTCAGCAATGATACACGCAATCAAGGAAGTATTGGAGGAAGAGAATGTATCAGATGCAAAATCAGAATATGGCATTTAACCCAAACCCAAGCTATGCCGCATATCAGTACAACCCAATGCAGAGGTTTCAACAGCCAGAGCCACAGATTCCGCAGATGCAACCGCAGTTTCTTGGAATCCAAGGAAAAGTAGTGCAGTCGGAATCGGCAATCATGGCAAATGATGTGCCTATGGATGGAAGCGTTGCGTTTTTCCCAATGCAGGACATGAGCGCAATCGTAGCAAAACAATGGGATGCCAACGGAACAATCAGAAAGACCGTTTACAAGCCTTTTAATGAGCAGATGGCAGATTCTTCAAGCGATGATAAAAGAATTGAAATAGGGCTGTCTGACGATGCGACAAGGGCTATTACTGACAAATTGGATTGCTTGTTTGGAAAGATGGAAGAGTTGGAAGATAAGCTATCTTCGCAAACGCAAAGAAAATCTTCACGAACACAAAAGGAGAGTGAGTCTTAATGAATCCTATGCAGATGTTACAGGGAATGAGAAACCCACAGCAGTTTTTACAACAAATGATGGGGAATAACAGCGTAATGAGCAACCCTATGGCACGCAATGCTATGCAAATGGCGCAGAAGGGAGATTCCAAGGGCATCGAGCAGATGGCTAGGAATTTGTGCAAAGAAAAGGGAATTGACGCAGACAAGGCTTTTGAGTCGTTTAAAAGCAAATTAGGAATGTGATACTAATTCTTGCAAGATTATGTATATAAAAATGAATTATGGAGGTAAATTCTATGTTTAACACAGGTAATTGTGCATCCGTTCCGCTCGTAGCAAACATTGACGGAAACGGAAATAACAATGGATGGGGCGCAGAAGGCTCATGGTTATGGTTCATTATCGTTATCTTCGCTATCTTCGGATGGGGTGGATTCGGTAACGGATTCGGAGGAAACGGAATGAATGGTGGTGTCGGAAGCGAAATTCAGCGCGGATTTGATAATCAGGCGGTTGTGTCAAAACTTGATGGCATTACAAACGGACTTTGTGACGGATTCTATGCAGTGCAAACAGGCATGAATGGCATCAACACAAACATTTTGCAGACCGGATTCGGCATCCAGCAGGCTATCAATGCTGATACAGTCGCTAACATGCAGAATACAAACGCATTACAGTCACAGCTCGCAAACTGCTGCTGCGAAACAAGAGAAGCTATCCAAGGCGTAAACTACAACATGGCAACTAACACTTGCGCGTTGCAGAACACCATGAACAGCAACACGAGAGACATTATCGACAGTCAGAATGCAGGAACACGCGCTATTCTCGATTATCTATGCAATGAAAAAATTTCTTCCTTACAGGCAGAAAATAATGATCTGCGTAGAGCAGCTTCACAGGATCGTCAGAGTGCATTACTTACAACTCAGATGGCAGCTCAGACACAGCAGATTATCAATGCAGTAAATCCGTCTGCTATCCCGGCATATGTTGTACCTAACCCAAATGCTTATGCATATGGATGCGGATGCAACACCGGTTGTGGCTGCTAAAACTAAATAATTGAGTATCTTAATTGAGTTTAACTCGATCATGTCTGCTAAGCAGTATTACTTATAACCAAAGGGCAGACTGTAATGTTTGCCCTTATTTTATGGAAGAGAGGTAAAAATAATGGAAGTAACAGGAATTGCATTACAAACCGTTGCCGCTGGAGAAGATGTGGTATTTACAGAAACAGCGGTAAATGGAACAAAATGTATCGTACACAGACAGGGAAGTGGAATTATCAAGCTAAGAGGTATCACAAATCAGTGCAAAGCGAGATTCCTTGTGTCGTATTCCGGCAACATTCAGATCCCGACAGGCGGAACAGTCGGAGAGATTTCTCTTGCAATCGCGGTTGATGGAGAACCTTTGCAGTCAACAAAGATGATCGTAACCCCTGCGGCAGTTGAGAATTTCTTTAATGTATCAGCACAGGCATATGTTGATGTACCTTGCGGTTGTTGCAGTACCGTAGCCGTGCAGAATACGTCCGCGCAGGCTATCGAGGTGCAGAACAGTAATTTGATTGCAGTAAGGGAGGCTTGATATTATGCATAAATTTGCGAAACAGATTATGGATTGCGTGAAAGCCCACGTTGACGGCATCGGAATCGAGAATTTTGAAGGACAAAACCTTGATGATCTCAAGGATTGGACAGAGATTGCAAAGAATATCGTATGCTTTGACAAAGACTATAACATTGTTGAAGCAATGAAAAAGTCTGAAAATAACGAGGATATTATGCGTATGCTTGAACAGTACGAGGATTATCCAGACAGAAGATTTTACGACCATTACCGCTATGCAAATGGCAGATTCGCACCGAAAGGACGTGGAACACGCAGAGGATATGTAGAACCTCCATATTATCATCAGATGCCGGAAGATTACCGGGAATGGGAAAATATGTCGGATGCAGAGCGAATGAGAGACCTTGACAGAATGAGTATGGGAAAGATGTATTATTCAGAGCCTATGAGCGGAAATAACGGCATGAGTACCGGTACTCACGATGCAAGAGAGGGCAGAGCCGGTATGAGCCGGAGAAGCTACATGGAGACAAAGGAAATGCATAACGGAAATTCACCGGAAGATAAGGACGCAAAGATGAAAGAACTCGAAAAGTACATGAAATCTCTTTCTGAAGATGTGACCGAACTGTTTTCCGGTATGTCCCCAGAAGAGAAACAGTTGACCAAGACAAAGCTGACTACGCTTGTCACGAAAATGTAATAGAGAGGGCATTTTGCCCTCTTTGTTTGCGAGGTGGTAAATTGTTCACGATAAACAATGAAATGTGGAATTTGGTCAAAGTATCGCGTTACAGCGATATGCTACAGAGAAGTGATGGGAGCAGAACAGTAGGCATGACCGACAGGAACACGAAAACAATATATCTTTCGGATGATTTACGCGGAAGGTTCCTTGACCGTGTGTTATGTCACGAATTATGTCATGCGTTTTGTCTTTCGTATAATGTATACATGGATATTGATACAGAGGAAATTGTAGCAGACTTCTTGGCTACATACGGAAGAGAAGTATTTGAAATAGCAGACAGACTATTGATTGAACTTATGGAGGTTGCATAATGGATAAAATTTCAGAACTCTTACAGTACGTGCACCGGACGAATCCGGAAATGACTAGGGAAAGGCTGATAGAAGAGTTGAGTAAAAGTGATTATGCGGCGCGGTCTTTGATTTTTACGAAAGAAAATTTTCTCCGCGCCCCAAAAAATATTTCGTAATTTTTTTGTACCCCCCTGGGGTAGCGTTTTTGGGGTCAAGATTCCATTTTTACGGATTCCCAAAAACGTGTAACAAACGTGCAATTATCTGCGATATTCCGCAAATAACACAAATACACTATATTTTATGCCATATATAAATAATTCATTGATGATATTTGATAATATTGCCGATCACAGGCAAACGCCAAAAGACGCTTGCCCGGCTATAGTTACAATCTAGCATAGACCGCATTTTACCACTTGTCAAGATAGTTTTCCCCATCGTACCGGCTGTAAGTGTGTGTTACGCTTTCCGGTCTTTGTGTGATCTGCAACCAGTCGCCGCCACGCTGGGCGGTTATTTTGATTTTTGCAGACTCCACCCATTCCACACCCTCATATTTCGAGTAGCCGCACGTTTTTCCGGATATTTCCATATAACCAAGGGCACGCACGCGGCGCATGATTTCCCTTTTCCCGATATACTCATATTTTCCCATCTTTCCCACCTCCTTATATTGTGTTTATTTGTCAATTTGCGCATGGAAACCGATTTCCATGTAGTCCGCGCTCCCGGAATCGAACCGGAACGGATGCACCAAGCACGCGAAAAAGGCGGAATGGTACCGCCTTAAATTACAACAAAATCCCCTTGAAATCCTGTTGTTACGATCATTTTTCCGTCAGATCTGCGGTACACAACGCCGCATCCGTCCGCAAAAGTTGAGAACACAAGCCATCCGGGCGGTGTAAGTTTTTCCCCGGTCTTATAATCCCGGAATGAGTAACGCGGAATAACGCCGCTTTTTTCTTGATCTAGCGCGTTGTTAATTGCTTGCGATTCTGTTACGATCTGCACACCTTTTCCCGTGTGCAAAATATATCTTTCTTCCATTTCTTATACCTCTTTCCTTTTATTTGCTCATTTTTGAGTAATGGCAAGCCGGGGAATCGAACCCCGGAAAAGCCGCCCTTGCCTATGCGATTGCTACAAGTCTATCGTTTCGCATTGTTCGCGTGTATTCTTTTCCACTTTCGTCGGAAATAATAACGCATCTGACGCTTTTTCCGCTCTTGGTAGGCTCAACGCTTTTTACCGTCTCGGTGTATCCAAAATTCCAAACTGTAACCATGCCCGGCTTGAGTTCTGCCGCCGGGATAGCGTTTCTTCTTTCATAAATTCCTTGTAATTTAACTGTAGCCATAAAATCAACCATCCTTTCATTGTGTGCCCTGTCTCATCAGTGCAGGTGGGGCAGTTCCTGCAGACCGCCAGGAGTGGCGGTTTCGACTATTTCACTTGTTCTAAAATCTGTGTATATATAGACGGTTTCGATTCGTCAACCTCTTTATAGACGCATCCGCTATATACTTTATTTGTTGACCCTTTGCAGGACTTTCCAAAACTCTTACAGTTGTAGCACATTGGGTTATACTCCAATGCTTCAATGACTTTTCTGCGCGCCTTGCTTCTTTCTATCTGTTCATTTGTTGCAACCATTATATATTTTTCCATGTTCAAAAACCTCGCTTTCGTTTTCTGGTCTGCCATCATCAGAGCCGGGAGACCATCCCGCGGCTGACGCTCCAGATCGGAGCGTTTCGGCTATGCTATGCAGATTTCAAATACATCGCCTTGGACGTGTTCAAAATCGACTTTTTCAAAAATGCCGATTCCGTAAAAGTCGGCTGTGAGTTCCCCGAAGTGGTTATACTCAAACGCGATTCCGTTCTTTTTCAGTTCGTTGATCGCGTCACCGTTCTTTGTTGTTTCCCATGTAAAACGCATTCCCGTCTTTCTCATGTTTAAGCCCTCCCTATAAAATTTCCGAAATCTGTAAAATCTGTGCTTCGCTCAAATGATCAATAACAACGTTTCCGTTTACGTCGCTCAATTCATATTCATCTGGAAGAGTAGCGAAACCGTCAAACTGGTTCGAAATATAATAACCTTTGCTTTCTAATAATGCTTCTGCCGCTTTCATATCTTTCATGTTGTTTTCCTCGCTTTCTGTGCTTCATTTGATGCTTGTATCATATCACTAAATTTAGTGACAGTCAATAGTAAATATCACTTTTTTTAGAAATATTTTTCTTGACTTTTCCAGATAGGAAAAGTATGATTGATTTAAGAAAATCTATATAGAAAGGAAGGTACGCAATGCTAAAATACAGATTTGATGTAGGGGACGCGTTGGAGCGCATCGGCTTTAACTCCTACATGGCTAAAACAAGCGGATTGTTAAGTCAAGAAACGCTCAAAAAAATAAAACGTGAGGACACAAATATAAATGCAAAGAGCATTAATAATCTTTGTCTGCTTTTGGATATGCAGCCGAAAGACATCTTTATATATGTAGAGAGTCCGGAAGATTTGGAACTGAAAAAGAAATTGCAAAAAAAATAAAATATCACTTGCAAAAGTGATATGTGTGTGTTATAGTATAGACAGATCAAAGAAATAGAGCAAAGGCGAAAGTCAGGAAATGAGAACGGCATATGAAGATCAAAGGAATCGGAACAATCAGAAAAGAAGATGCAATGAGCATCCTAACAAGAGAGGGAAGAAAAGCAGTAAAGAGTGGAGATATTACACTGGAAGAGCTTGGCGATATGTACAAGCTCGAAATGGTCAAGAGATCATCCAAGATCGGACAGAACAGCGATACATTCCGTGAATCGTATAAGTGGATTCCGGACGATCTGAAAGAAGAACTTACACCGGAACAACTTGGAAAGCTCGTAGATAGCTTTTATGAGTGCTACGGAGCAGGAAAGAACGCATAAGAAAGGAAAGGAAAACGCCATGAAAAAATTTGAAATCGGGAAATATTACGCACCAGCAACATCACCAAGCATTGAACCGCTAAAGTGCATTAAGGTAACTAATTGTTACGTTTGGTTTTATGACGATGAAAAAGAGTGCGAGGTGAAAGCGAAAAAAGAAGTGGGGGCTCACTTTAACGGAAAGGACGTGGAAAAGTTTGAGCAGACTAAGATATACGGATATTTAACAAGAGCCATTGACAACTAAGGCGCATGGGAAAATAGGAGGTTATAAATATGGCGTTTACAAACAAACAAGGAATAAAAATCAGTTTTGAGTGCTCAGAACTGATAGGAGAGTTAAAGGAAGATATTGCAGAATTTGGCGGCGATAAGATCGTAGCGGTTTGGTGCAAAGATAATCCAGGAGTTACGATTTATACAAATTATGATTTTATTGATAAAGATCAGCCAATAACAGAGAATGAACTACAGGATGATGAATACATTCGGAAAATGACAATGAATGCATTGCTAATTCTTCTGGAAAAGCAAAATGAAATATTATAGAAGCAGGGAAGAACGAATAGAACAGGAGAGGAAACAAAATGAAAAGCTACAAAGAGTACGAGAAAAGGTTTATAGGGGCAAGCGATATTGCGGCATTAATACTTGTTGGATGCGACGAAAACGGATTGAAAACAAGCACTCTTGATTTTGGCGAAGACGGAAGCTATATGGCATACGTCGTTGACGAGGACGCGGAGATAGGCGCGCATTATAAAAAAGTCGCTGATTTTAAACACTGGCTCAAGATTTATGATGATGACGAATTGACATACCGGGTTAATGCACAGGAGATAAATATATATCGCGCTGGAGATTTTGGTTGTATAATACAGACGATCGGCAAGCATTAAAAGAAATCGAGTGGGAAAGATTAAGTATCTGACCCACTCTTTTTTCGTCACTGAGAATATAATTATTTCAATCCTTGTATCCGGGGAATTGCTCCAGATACCACGCGCAGAGCATCCACCACGCGAGACATATCTATAGCATATCATCAGATCGGACAAAATGCAAGTAAATATTTTCAAACAAAGGGCAGCTTTTTCGGCTGTCTTTTCTTTTTGCCATGTCCAAAAAACAACAACTTGCCCGGGCATATCTTACAAAATCTCCGAAAAGCCGTAAATAAACTATAAAACTTTTCTTAAATTTTTATAAACAAGGCTAGGCTCATTAGGTCTTTGATAAGTCAAAAAATGATAGAATAGTATCAGTTTTTACAAAAAATCGTCTGACAATCGTATGACATAAGGCGACACAATCGTCTGACGTCGCTTTTTCAGAACTATGTTTCTCTTTCTCTATCTTTTTCTTAAATCTTTTAAATTAATAATAATACACTGTATCTAAAGCCTATAGGTTGTAGAGTAAGTGTATATCCGCATATGCGCGCGGCGTAAGTATATAATGCCACTGTAAAAAATTAAGCCTTGACTTTAAGCCCGAAAATAGTGTATACCAAAAGCAGAGAGAAATAAAACGGATTGGAGGTGCGAAAAGTATATGCAGGATGTAAAGAGTGTAGAGAATGTAGATCTTACAACCCTTATAGTGGATCTAGGTACAGTACAGATATACACATCAACTGTACAGGATTTAATAGACAACGCTTGTATAGAATTTCACATCGAAGATTTGTTAAAAGCTGGACAGAGACAATGGAAAGCTGTTATGCAGTATGTTGGTATGCATTTATTCCCGGATACATCGGTACTAAAAGACAAGAGTCTAAAACCTCTTGGTAATGCAACTATACCGACTAACTGTAACAGGTATGACAGAGAGGTATTATATAAGCTTTGTGATTATTATATATATATATCCAATGTATACAGCAAGTTGGTAAGTACAGTAGCATTCAGTTATTTTTGTAATATACCGACAAACACAATGGATATATGGAGTACAGAAGAACCAAGTTCGTTGGCTTTCAAGATGTGGCAAAAATTGCAGCGATCACGCAAGGATTGCATCCTTGATCGAGCATATGACTCCAATAGCCCTGTAGGCACTATGTTTGTGGGGAATAACGAGTTCGGCATGAATCAGCCGGGAATCGGAGATAATGCCACACAAAGAAGGGCAATTACAGCGCAGGAGTTGCCAAGACTGGACGAGAAAAAGAGCCAAGAATTGCACGCAATTGATACACAATTCACAGATGCAGTGGCAAATAATACGGTTTAAATTGTGCGTGATTATTCTACAATTCACAAATGCAGTAATACCAAGGGTTGTAGCGTTTTAACTATTCGCCAACTATTCGGAAAAGTTAGGTTTTGCGAATAGTTGCAAGGGTATGATATGAATTGTGTTAAAACAATTTGATTTTCACGCAATGACAACAGAACGAAACGGAAAATATTTTAGATTTCCATGTTTGCAGAAAAGGACGGGGAGGGGGTCTGACAGAAAGACCACCGGGCGGCTACTAAGTCCCTTAAATACCTCAAAAAATAAAAAGCCACTTACAACAACACCCATTGACTTTCACCGTAAATAGGCTATAATAAATTTATAACAATTCACTTTCACGTTGCGAATCGCAACTACATTTCCAAAAAAATTTTTAAAAACAAAAAGAGTGTTTCGGACAGGAGAATGATATATGACCGGAAATGAGTACCAGAAATTAGCCATGCGGACAAATGATCGCAAGGCGACAGAAAGAATTTCGGATAAACTTGATTTGCTTAAATCTTGCAAGAAGAACAATATCGCATCGTTGCAAGATTACGACCTTGGCGGAGTCTTCAATGCTTGTCTCGGGCTATCTGGTGAGGTTGGAGAATTTAACGACATAATCAAAAAATGGATCTTCCACGAGAAACAGCTTGATATTGACCATGCAAAGAAAGAAGCTGGCGATATTTGCTGGTATCTTGCAATGCTTTGCGAATCCTTTGGATGGAGCCTTGATGAAATCATGCAAATGAACGTGGACAAGCTTAAGGCACGTTACCCGGAAGGCTTTGACATTGAAAGAGCAAACCACAGAGCGGAAGGTGATGTTTAATGGCAAGCTGCGGCAATGAGTTGATGAAAACCGAGTATTCCAAAGCTTTTGATGAAAAGCGCAAAGGTCTGATTGAACAGTCGTATTACAAATACGGACCGGCAAGAATGAATTTTGCAAACGGGAATGTGGATGCAATCGAAAGTTTGAAAATGAATCTTGCCAAGTTTGAAGAGACCGGGAACCTTGAATATCTGTGTGATGTTGCGAATTATGCCATGTTCCGGTTTATGTTTCCGCAGCAGGGCGAGTATTTCGAACATACGGACTCTGATTCATCTGCCGGGATCTTCGGTATGAGCGTAAATGAAATGGAACGATTCAAACAGGAACACAGCTTTGAGGATGGGAGATATTGATATGGCTTTGAAAGTTATTGCAACAGCGGCAGATGCCCTCGTAATACTGGGACTTATGAGAGAACAGGTAAAACAAAAAGACAATTCAAACGCAATGGGGTATTTGCTTTCATACGCGATCTTTGCAATGAATATTATGGTCATTTGGAAATGATGGGCTATCGCCAAACGGTAAGGCACAGGATTTTGATTCCTGTATTCCCGGGTTCGAATCCCGGTAGCCTAATTGGTTACATGCTGACGTTTCATGTAGCCACGTATGTTTTCCATACGTACTTGAACCCTTGGCTGAGTGATTCAAGCATTTGGGTTCCTCCTTTCGCCACTAGGACGATTCTGTTAAGGACGGTGCGAGACCGTCCGGTGGTATTCTATCATGCATCTATCCCACGGTGCATGATCGTGTAACGCATAGCACGTAAAACATATTGCTAACCGTCTTGTGGCGGTTTTCGGGGATGGTAAGAAAGGTTATTTGCCGAAGTAAGACGCTTCGTGAAACTGATAGTCGAAGGTTTCAAATGCAAGGTTCGATTCCTTGCTCCCCGACGAGCGAAAGCATCCATTTAGTCCCGCGTAACCGGTTTGCGAGATTATCCTAGGTTATTTGGATGCGAATAGCAAAGACTTAAATTGCGTCACAGCAGGCGTGGATTGGTGTCACAATCGACCGCGTGTCTTTGATCGGTTAGTCAAGTGGCCAAGACACCACCCTTTCACGGTGGTAACACGAGTTCAAATCTCGTACCGATCATTTAAACATGATTACCTCGGTTATTCGGCAGTGTTCCCATAATGGTATTGGAGCCGGTTGCTATCCGGTCAGGCGTTTGTTCGCCTTGTAGGTTCGAGCCCTACACACTGCGCTAACTTACGACAGGGGTGAACCTTGCCGTAAGCGGTAGAAAGTCCGCATGAAATTGTACAATGTAGTGCAAAAGCAATTTCAGTGTAGCGGTTTCACTACGACCGCTATATACGTCTGTCTGTTGGTCAGAAAGAGGTCTCCAAAACCTCTAAAGAAAGTTCGATGCTTTCCGGGCGTGCTCGTCTTTATCTCCACTTAGTCGGGTGCTACTGCAATAGTTCCGGTCGGTGGGAGACTTATGGATGATAGCGGCATTATTGGTAACAGAAACCCCTTCCGTGATTAGAAATTGCAGATTTGAAAGCGGTTGACATGGTTTTGGCTGACAGGGTTCGATTCCCTGTGTCGCTATTTGATGATAAAAACATTGCGGAATGTTTATATCAAACGAAAGATACGGAATCTCGCGAGGATTCCGATTTTTGCTATGATTGGGGTACAAAATATGACAAACTACGTGAATTGTGGCGCACCAATCGAAACAGATAAAAAGGTGTGCCCTTATTGCAAAACCCCATATGATGTAAGCGGATTCAAGGCTGAAATAGGGGAAATGTTCGGAGAAATCACGATTTGTGGGAAAACAAGCAGAGTATATCTAGAAAATGTAGAACGCAAGCAGTTATTAAACAGCGAACCATATTTTGATACAGATGGCATTTTGCATCGTGAGATTCCAAAAGAAATAAGAAAATTTACTTTGATTGGGGTGTGAATTATGACAAGTTGCTTTCGCTGTGGAATGCTGATACCTGATTCCGAAGTTGATAACTGTCCTTATTGCAAAATTCTATTTAAACAGATTCCGGCAAGGAACGTTCCAGAGAGTCAGCCGGATAAGGTAGAAACGGCAATATTTGAAAACGTGGTATTTAATAAAGGGGAGGGGTGGAAGAATGTGTGAATTTTGTGATAATGAATCGAAACAAATAATTGATGATAGAGAGAAGGATTCTATTTTGTACATTTCCGATTCAGAAAAAGAAATGAGAATTTTTCTTGAATATCTCAAAGAGAAAATGGACAACAACGGAAAAGAATGTTTCTTAGATGGAGAACATGATATTTTAAAAACAGAAAATTACAATGTTGTCTGTAAAAGTATTCATGGTACTCTACTTGGAGTCGGATATGGGTATTGTCTACATTACTGTTTTTCGAGAAATTTTGATAAGAGTAAGTGCAACGATATGGAAAAATGCTCGACGGAAGAAATTCTTGCGCACACAAGAGAGGGTGCAAAAGAAATATCGGAACTTGATATTTTATGCATGCTAGGGTTAGTTTGAAAGTTGGTGAAATGATGAAGCAGGAAAAAGAAATTTTATGCACATGTATTAATCATGAAAATTGTCCATTAGACCCGGTTAGTTGCGGATGTTCAATAGAAATTACGACTTTTGAAGATGCTTGTATAGGTAAAAGAACATTCATTCCGGGAATCGAATGTGATAAGTGAGGTATTTATATGAAACATCAAAAAGAATGGTACACTTGCGACAGGTGCGGTGCTGGAATAAAATTCAAGCCAAGACAACAGATACAATATGTGCCGTGTGGTATATATTCAGAACCGGTAGCTAGATTTACAGAAGATGAAATTTCGTGCGAGCTTTACAAAACAAGATTTTGCGGAAAACTTAAGAAAACTTATGAATTATGCCCTAAATGCAGAAAGGATTTTGAGAGGTTTATGAGAAATGACTGTTAATATGGGAACCAAAACCTATGAAATGAGCCGCAAGCAGGCAAAAGCTATCCTTGGAACGGCTAAGAAACTTGCAAATTGCAACATATACGGCATTGAAAAAGGCAATGTGGTGATTATGCTGAATGAAAAGTATGAGGACGATATGAGCCTTAAAAAAGCCGTAGGGGAGTATAAAAAGAAAGGGTTCAAGGTGCATTGGAAATGAAAATAATTAGAAATGGCGATTTGAGATACGAAAGAAAGCCTTTACAGTTTGAGTGCAAGAAGTGTAAAACCATTTTTGAAGCGGAAAAGACTGAATATCAATATTGCGGAAATCAAATAGAAGGTGACAACTACAAGTGTGAATGCCCTTTGTGCCACAAGACAGTATATTACAGCTAAAATAATGATTGCTGATTATCAGCGGAAAGGAATTTTTATGAAAAAATTATTTGTAAGCGTGCCGATGAAAGGCAGAACAGAGGAAGAAATCAAAGCAAGCATCCAGAAGATGAAAAATATTGCTGAAATATACGAGGGCGAAGAATTAGAACTTATCGACAGCTACATTGAGGATAACCCACCGAAAGACAACAATGAAGCTGTATGGTATTTAGGCGAAAGCCTTAAGAAGCTGGCACAGGCTGATATATTTATGGGGATATGCGAGAGCTACGATTGGAAAGGCTGCTTCATTGAAAGAGAAACAGCAGAAAAATATGGCATTAAAGCATATATGATTCCGGTAAGATATGTAATTGATGATTATGATGCACTTTTTCGAAAATTACATCCGATTTTCGATAATGCAATGCCGACAGGTTAATAAAAATTTACCGGCTAACAAATGGAGTTAGTCGCTACCCTAAAAACAGTTATAGGCAGAGGTCAAGGCACTTCTGCTTTTGCGGAGGTGCTTTTTATTTGGCTTCAAAGCAGTTAATCAATGCAGTAAATGGATATGAAAACTACATACAGAGAAAAGGTGTTGATGAACAGGTAATAGATGCATACATACAAGCCGTAGCGGTTGCCTTAAGGACAGAGCATGACGTTGATTATGGATTGAAAATATCCGCAAGGGCGAAACAACTTATAGCAAGCTATGTCAAGCAATATACAGGCGGCAGAGTTGCAGACTTAGAAGTGTATGCCGGGGAACATGATACGACATACAAGGTGCTTCAACAATTTTACGATGTTTTGATGTATGAATCAGCTTATCTTGTGGACAGCTTTTTTTATTACATTGAAATTGATGAAAAGGATCCGTGGAAAAGATTTTATTTTCCGAGATATAAAGTGCTACAACCTGTAGTCGGAGCATACCAGGAGATTTACGATGGGAAATTGGATTTTCTGTCTGTATCGCAACCGAAAAGAACCGGAAAAACAACAGGCGGTTTGAAATTGGCACAGATGATGGGCGGACGCGACCCGGACGGAAGTATATTCGGTGTTGGAAAAGGCGAAGGGCTTGTTAAGCGATTTTATGGTGGATTATTGCAAGGTTTTGAAACCGAAAGCACGTACAAGAGGTTTTTAAGCGTATTCCCAGAAGCAACAAAGATAGGCGAAAAGGACTATAAAAGTGCTGAAAATCTATCAATCGACCTTAAGAGCAAAAATATTTTCCCAACATTTACCTGTAGACCTATTGATGGTGCAATCGTAGGATGTACCGAAGCAAATGTGCTTGTCTATATTGATGACTGCGTTAAAAACCATGAGGAAGCACGAAATAGAGATAGATTGGAGTTCCTTTGCGAGAAAGTAACAGATGATGTTCTTGGTAGACGATTAGAGGGAACACCTATTATCATACAGGGAACGAAATACAGCCTGTATGACCCGATTACGGCTTTACAAAATAAAGCTGATGAATTGGAGTGGAGATGGAAAGAAGTTGCGATTCCGGCACTTGACCCAATCACAGATGAAAGCAATTGGGAAATTTATCGAAAAGATAAAAAGGGGTTGCGGAAGATATTCACAACCGTTTACTACCAAAAGGAAAGAAAACTTGTTTCGGAAGAAACGTGGGCGGCAGAGTTTCAGCAAGAACCATTTGAAGCAAAAGGGCGAATGTTTGCAGAGAATGAACTTAATTATTTTGAGAAACTTCCTGTTGATCGAGAACCAGATGCAATTATGGCGGCTTGTGACAGTGCGGATAAGGGAGAAGATAGTTGCTCAATGCCGATTGGCTATGTGTACGGCAACGAGGTTTATATCGTAGATGTAGTGTTTGATAATGCCGGAACACAGTTTACCAAGCCGGAATGCGCAAATATGCTTATTAAGCACAACGTAAAGACGGTTACATTTGAGAGCAACAGTGCCGGAGAATATTTTGGTCGAGATGTAATGGAAATTGTAAAAAAGCAAGGCGGAAGATGTAGCGCACGATTCAAGTTTAATTGTTCAAACAAAATAACTCGAATGGAAAATGCGAGAGACAACATTATTCGTGATTACTATTTCCGCGATTTTAAGAAAATGGACAGACAGAGCCAATATTACAAGTTTATGAAAGAACTTACGACAATGACAAGAAGTGGAAAAGTAAAGCATGATGATGCACCGGATTCAGTTGCCTTGTTTGAGAACGAGATGCGAAGCGGAACACAAGCAAAGGTAGAAGCGGCAGTAAACCCATTTAGGAGGTATTAGGATATGACAACAGACAAATATCTTTCACAGATAAGCAGAATTGACCATGCGATTGCAAATAAGCTGGAAGAAATCAAGAGGCTATCCGATATGGCAACTTCTATATCCATATCTCCGAAAGAAGTGGATGTGCAATCATCCGGCAATCCCGATAAAATGGGGAGCGCGGTATCGAAGATTGTTGATTTACAGAATGAGGTTCAGAAACTTGTAGATGAATTGGTTGATAAAAGACGGATTATCATATCGCAAATTGACAGCATGGATAATACAGATGTATATATCGTGCTTTCATCACATTATGTCAATGGAAAAGATTGGAACTTGATTTCCGTTGAGATGAAATATTCCTACAGGAACATTATGAAACTTAGGAAAAGAGCATTGCAGGAGTTTGAAAGACGTTATGGACAACTTTACTCTGAAAAGAGTGCATAAAAGTACACAATAGTTCACACTCTTTCACAACATTTCCTAAAACTTGCATGATATACTAAAAGAGTAGAAAAACAAATTCCTACAACCCCCAAAAGCATATAACACGTAAAAAGCACTGTCAGAAACGGCAGTGTTTTTTATTTACAAGAAAGAGGTTGCTATGAAAAAAGTAACTATATATTGCCCGGATTGTGGAAGAATTGCCGGACATTATGATGGGAGATCTACGATAGACCATCCGTGTAAATGTAAAAAATGCAATCATATTGTGATTTATCGCGTGGCAACAGGCAAAATTGAAACAAAGCCAATACCAAAACGCGCTTGCAGTAGTGGAGTTTTATTTATATGAAGAACACACAGTATTTTCATGACCTTGTAAAAGGCAGATATGGAAGAAAAATTGCATATGCTAACGTAGAACAGATCACGGCAGACAATATCGTAAATGTTGTCGGAAACTGCATTGGTGCATTTTATTTCAACAAGACGATCATCCGTTATTTGTGGAACTACTACAAGGGCGATCAACCTGTATTGTACCGAACAAAGGTACAGAATGCGGATATAACCAATAAGGTGCCTGAAAACCATGCCTATGAGATTGTTCAATTCAAGGTTGGTCAGACTTACGGTGAGCCAATTCAGCTTATCAGCAGGAAAGATGATGATCGGATAAACAATGCAGTTGATGAATTTAACGATTATCTAACCGATGCTAATAAGCAGGAAAAGGACATTAAGGCAGGAGAGTGGCAATCAGCAACCGGAACGTCATTTAAGGCGGTACAGATTACAAAAAATGGAGATATACCATTTAGAATTGTTGCACCAACACCAATGAATACATTTGTTATTTATAACCAATCCACAGAAGAACCACTTTTAGCAATCCAAGAGCTTAAGGATGCCGATGGACAGATGTATAAACTCTGCTATACGGACTCTTACGAGTGCAAGATTGTGAACGGAGAGGTTCGAGATTGGAAACTACATGGCTTTGGTGGAATCCCGATTGTTGAGTTTCCAAACAACCATGAGCGCATTTCTGATATTGAGCTTGTGATCGGACTATTGGATGCAATCAATACAATGCAGTCAAACCGAATGGATGGCGTTGAGCAGTTTGTTCAGTTTTGGATAAAGTTTGTAAATTGCGAAATTGACCCGGAAACCTTTGAAGAAATGAAGATTTCCCATGCGCTGACGGTAAAATCCAACAATGAACAGAATAAATCAGATGTTGACATTATGACACAAGAATTGAATCAGACAGAGTGCCAAGTCGCAAAGGATGATTTGTGGGATAATGCACAGTCCATTCTTGCTATACCGACAAGAGAATCGCAAAATTCTGGTGGTGATACACAGGGGGCGGTATCTTTAAGGGCAGGATGGGACTTCTCTAAAACCAGGGCTAAACAAAAAGACCCGATAATAAAAACATCGGAAAAGAGATTGGCTAAAGTAATATTAAACGTAATAAGAATTAAAGACCATGATTTAGGGCTTACGGCAAGAGATTTTGATGTTCAAATCAACCATAGTCCTCTTGATAATTTATATACAAAAACGCAAGCACTCGATCAAATGTTAAAAGCTGGAATAAATCCAAGAATAGCAGTATCTACTTGTGGATTATGGGGAGATGCCGAAAAAGTATTTATACAATCAAAGCCATATTTCGATGTTTTGTATAAAACAGTAGATATGGTAAAAAAAGAAAATGAGAATACAAAAAAACAAGAACCGACAAGCTAATTCCTATCGGTTCTTGTTTTTACATAATCAGTTAAAATACTAACCATGAGATTGTTAAGAGAGCGAATTTCTTCTTTTGCAATAATCTCAAGAGAAGATTTAAGCTTCTTTTCCATAACAATTGTAGTTTTAACTTTACTTTCTGAAATTTTTCCTTGCGGCATATTATCACCTCTTTTTGTGTAGTATAAATTACCATCAAGTAATTGTCAAGTAACTTGCAAGTTGCTAGCAACTATGATATAATACATGTAAAGGAGATGATTATATGCCAGATAAGAAAATGGCAAGACATGTTACACATGGGTTGACAGGTAAAAGAGTTTATAAAACTTGGGAAAGCATGAAAGCAAGGTGCTACAATCCTAATGATGGGAAGTATGAGAAATACGGTGGGAGAGGGATTAAAGTATGCGAGGAATGGTTAGGGAAAGACGGGGCGAGGAACTTTGCGAAATGGGCTTACGAAAATGGTTTTGATGAAAATAAACACCAAAAAGAACAAAGTATTGACCGGATAGATGTAAATGGTAATTATGAGCCAAATAATTGCAGATTTACAGATGCAAAAATCCAAGCTAATAATAGAACAAATACTATCTTTCTTGAATATCAAGGAAAGACAAAATGCTTACAAGAATGGGCAGATGAAGTAGGAATATCAGAATCAACTATTCGTTGGAGATTGAATAACGGGTATTCAGCAGAAAAGGCACTGACTACCGAAGTAAAGAAAAATTCAAACGCAGGTAAGAGGTATTTGACATACAAAGGAGAAACAAAAACAGTTTCTGAATGGGCGAAGCATCTAGGATTTGACCCTAAAGTATTATATTCAAGAATAAAACGAGGGTGGTCAACAGAAAGAGCTTTAGAAACCCCAACTGGTGCCGACAAGTGGCATAAAACAAAATAATAAATTTGAAGATAAGACGGTCACCGAGTAATCGGCGGCTGTTTTTATTTTATAAAAATTCGCAAAGTTGTGAGCGTAAAAATCAACAATGTCGTTCGGTGTCGTTGCACCGTATAAAAATTCGTATGACATATCGGAGGTAATGAATGAAGAGAGAAGATCTGATTGCTATGGGATTAAGCGAGGAAAACGCGGACAAGATCATGGCAGATTACGGAAGTTCCGTACAGAGAGCCAAAGCAAAGGTTGACGAGTACAAGACAAAGGCTGACAAAGCTGAAGAGTTGCAGAAGCAGCTCGATGATATCGAACAGGGAAAGCTCACGGAAGTCGAGCAGGCAAATAAGAACCTCGAAAAAGCCAATGCGAGAATCGCGGAACTTGAAAAAGCGCAGGCAATAGCCACGCAGAGAGCCAATGCCGCATCTAAATTTAATGTTACCGCAGAGCAGGCAGCACAAATCGTAAAAGACGATGGCAGTTTTGATTATGACGTTCTTGGAAAGATTATCTCTGAAAAAGAGACCGCCGCAGCGCAAGCCAAGGAACAGGAGATTGCAAATGGCAGTACGAATCCGGGCGGTGGCACGGCTGGTGGTAATAAGGCCGGTGCAGATAATAAGACAAATGCTGAAAAGATAGCAGAAAGCCTTATATCTAACGCACCTAAGAACAATGACGTTTTATCACATTACATTCAGCAATAACAGGAGGTAAGAAATGGCAAAGGAAATGAATATGCAGTATGAAAAGACTTTATACGCAGGAGATGTTCAGATTTTAAAGAGAGAGCCTAATGAAGCAATCCCATTAACACTTGATTTTGATGGCGTGACAACTAAAAACGCACAGGGCAAGAAGATTGTCAAAGCAGGTACTCCAATCGGAGCAAATGGCAAGGCTGACAATACGGCTACGGTAGTGGGTATTTTGAGATTTGATGTAACAGAGGACAGGCCACAAGGAGTGCTGCTTAAGAAAGCATATCTTAACACGAAAGTAGCAGAAGCGCATTCCGGCGTTACATATGACGCAGAAGTTAAGACAGCTCTTCCAATGATTGTATTTGAATAATAACAGGAGGTAAATAGATGTTAATTAATGAAGTATTAGACAGTAAGTCTATCGCATTATCGGCAACAGAAAACGCTAGTAATCAGATACCTTATCTTGGTTTACAGTGGTTTCCAGAAAGAAAGAAGCAGGGGCTTGATTTAAGTTGGATTAAGACACACAAGGGTTTACCGGTTTCGCTTGCACCATCTAACTTTGACACAATCCCAACTCTTAGAGCTAGAGGCGGATTAAGTAAGGAAAAAACACAGATGGCATTTTTCCGTGAGGGAATGACAGTTGGCGAAGAGGAAATGCTTGAAATCGAGCGTATTCAATCAGAAGACGACCCTTACCTTGCAAGTGCTTTATCAAGTGTATATGACGACACTAACAACCTCGTAAGCGGCGCAGAAGTTGTGCCGGAGCGCATGAGAATGTCACTTCTTTCTACAAATGCAGGTCATCCGGTAATTGCTATTGTAAGTGATGGCGTTCAGTACGCTTATGATTACGATAAGGATGGCTCATACGCAAAAGACCATTACGCAAAGTTATCCGGCACAAGCATGTGGAGCGATACAGCTAATTCAAAGCCACTTACAGACCTTAACAATGCAAGAAAGAAGTTACAGAAGCAGGGTAAGATTGCTAGATATGCACTTATGAACAGCAATACATTCCAATATCTGCTTGATAATGCACAGATAAGAAACTCAATCCTTGCACAGAACCTTACGGCAACTATTGAGGTTGACGATGATACTGTTATTTCAGTAGTGCAGAAGAGAGCAAAGCTCACTATCGTACTTTACGATAAGATGTACATTGATGATGATGGCAAAGAGCAGTACTTTTACCCGGATAACAAGGTTACACTTCTTCCAGAAGGCAGCCTTGGCAGCACTTGGTTTGGCACTACACCGGAAGAAAGAACTGCAAGACAGGTACCTAATGTTGATGTGACAACATATGGCGTAGGTATTACAGTCGCTACAAAGACAGAGTATGGACCACCTATGAAGATGTCAACATTCGCATCCGAGGTTGTACTTCCATCATACGAGAATATGGATAGCACATTCGTATATGAGGTTCATAGCGAAGAGTAGGGGGTGCAACTATGAAATATCCATATATAGTGATTCATAATGGTAAATGGTATAACGCAGGAGAAGAGGTGCCGGAGAGTAATCCTCCGGCATCTTCCGTTGGGTATACAAAGACCGAAATCAACAGAATGAGTACCGCAGACTTGCAAAAACTTGCCACGGAGCAGGGGATTGAAAACGCACAAGCGACAAGCGGTGCGGAACTGAAAGAAATTCTGATTGCAAAATTTAATCTGTAGGAGATCGCTTATGTCATACACACTTGTCGAACAAGTAAAGATTCGTTTACAACAATTTCATATAGAAGAGGTAGAGGACGAAACGACCGGAGAAAAGTCCGATAAAGTTGTGTTTGATGAAAAAGAATGTAACCCTTTGATTGAACAGCTTTTAGAGCAGGCAAGAAAAGAGATTATCAGCAGACGGAACTATCCGGACACATACACGCAAGACCAGATTGACAGTGATGTTAAGAACTATGAAAACATTATGGTCAATTTGGCAGTGTACGACCGGTCACAGGCAGGAGAAGCATACATGGCAAGTTTCTCCGAAAACGGCGTGAGCAGGACATGGAAAGACCGTGAAAGCCTTTTTGCTGGTGTATTTCCGTTTGTTAAAGCTATGTAAATATCGCCTATAGGGCATTAAAGAAGATTGAGCGTGACCATTATGGTTGCAGGCGGCGCACATTAAGCGGTGGTGGGCAGTGCGTCAAAAGGAGATTCAAATGAAAAGTATTTTGATTCAAACTTATCTTGTGGCACTGCCAATAGTGCTTGGATATATAGTTTGGCTTCTTAAACAGCAAAAGAAAAGCAGGGATGCGAACAGCAAAGGAACAATGCTCCTTTTGCGCGTCCAGCTTATTGAATACCATGCAAAGTACACCAGAATCGGAGAAATACCGTCATATGCCTATCAAAACTTCTGTGAGATGTATGATGCGTACCATGCGTTAGGTGGAAATGGAATGGTTACGAAAATGAAACATGAGATTGAAGAGATTCATATAGGGAAAGGAGATAAAAGCCATGAGGAATTGGAAGGATTGGACTAAGAAAGCCGGCATCCGAGCAATCAAGACTGTTGCGCAGGCAGCGATTGCCGGAATCGGAACGGCGGCATTTATGGGCGCGGTGGATTGGAAATATGTTCTTTCTGCATCAGTCCTTGCCGGAGTGTTATCGCTTCTGACAAGTGTTGCCGGAATCCCAGAGGAAAACACCAATGCTTGACATTAACAAGCAGGAAATGAAGTATTCGCAATCCGGTCAGAGGGTATTCATCCCGCAAACTGACGAAAATGGAGATATTGTCTATGAAGGGTACAAGGATTCCGATGGAAACTTTGTACCTTATTTAGATTCCGAAGGCAACAAGATTCCAAAAGGCGAGGAAGTTGAAGGGTTTTCAGAACCTACAACATTCAAAGCCAATATCAGCAATAAGTTGTCGGAAGCCCTTGTGAAAGAATTCGGAATTGATGATAGTACATCATACTGTCAGCTTGTCACGGATAAAGGATATTTGCCACTGAAAGCCGGTGATGTGGTGTGGAAACGTTCGGAAGTCAAACGCACTGATGATGGACTTGTGGATTCAGAAACCGCAGACTACATCGTAAAAGGAGTTGCTGATGAAGGGCTGACCACGGATTTGTTTCTTCTTCGGAAGAATATTAAGTAGGTGATTGTATGAATATGAAAAAGAAACCTATTTCAATGACACTATCCACTAAGTCCATACAAGACGCTATAAAGAAATTAGAACAGTACCGCGATAGTTTACAGGCTAAATGCGATTTACTTGTTTCTAGGCTTGCACAGGAAGGTCAGACGGTGGCAATAAAACAAATATCGAAATCTCCAATCGGAAACACTATAACGGTAAGGGTAGATAAAGCACCACAGTTAATGACATCGAACGCAATTCTGATTGCGACCGGAAAAACGGTAACGTCAGAAGATAGAGAACCGTTCTATACTTTGTTGGCGGTAGAGTTTGGAGCCGGTATTTTTTATAACTCCAAAGAGAACCCAAAAGCACCCGAACTTGGATTCGGTGTCGGCACATATCCGGGGCAAATACACGCTTTTGAAGATGGTTGGTACTATTGGGACGATAAGACCGAAACATGGCGTTATACCCACGGTATCAAAGCCACAATGCCTATGTATAATGCGGAACAACAGATTATTCAACAGTATGTAAAGATTGCAAGGGAGGTATTCGGTGGAAAATGAGTTAAATAGTTGGGCACTTGATTTTGAAGATACCTTATGTTCCCTTTTGAAATCGTACATGGAAAGCAAGGTAAGAGGAATTAATGTGGTGCAAGATGAAGAATCGGGCGGAACTGCAACATTCCCGACGCTTTTAGTCAGACAAATCGGTGGCAAAGAAGCCGGACGAACTAATGAAGCAAAGACAATCAACGCAATTCGCCCAACATTTCAGATAACAATTACAAACAAAGGTTCAAGAAAAGCAACTAAGGACATCGCAGCATATGCGGTGTCTTTTTTTAAACAACAAATGTTTGAGGTATCAGATACAGTCTCAACAATTTCCAAGCAAGTGCGAACGGTTACATTCCGCGCAACTCGCGTAATTGGAAATGTTGAGCATTTAGATCAGCTATAAGCAGAAAGGAAGTAGAAAATATGGCATCAACAAGTTATAAAACGCGTGTCATTGTAAAAGAGCACACGGAAAAACAGGCTGACTTTGCAGGAACATACAATCTTTTGGTTGCGGCTAAGTCAGTTCCAAGTCCTGCATCACCACCAAACACTGTTGAGTCAACCACAATGGAAGATGACCAGCAGACTTTTGAAAAAGGAATTAAGACTTCTGATTCAAGAGAAATCACAGGAAACCTTGAAAAAGAATATCTTTCAAAGGTGGATGGATATGGAGATAAAAAACTTGATATTATCCATCTGTACGGAACGGACGGCATTGGCGGTGTAGCGAAGTACGCATATGTAGGAACTGCAACAGCCACACCTAACGATGTAGGTGGAAACGATGAAATCCTTGAAATGACGGTAACAGTTATTCCAAGTACAGCATCGGAACTCGTTACCGACAAGCTGAAAGTCGTTGATAACAACGATGGAACATTCACCGTAACAGTGGTGGGGTAAAAAGCCTATCGGACGAGCAATCGACCGCACCGGTAGGCGAGGATGAACGGTCGATAGCAGAACTTGAAGCAATAAGATAAGCAACAATGGGGCGGTGGCAACACTGCCCCTTGCCAATATAGGGCAGAAAGGCAAGGTAAAACATGAAAGTTAAATTAGGTGGAAAAGAATATACAATTCAGTTTGCAACAAGACCATCATTAAAAGCACATATCTTACAGGATATTATGAAGACGCAGGACATGGAAGATATTTCCTCTATGGAAGATATTCTTCTTGAAACGCTTCCCAAGACGCTTCTTGTAGGATTGCAGATGCATCACAATGAAGAATTTGGATATGATTACAAAACAAACGAAGGCTACGATGAGCAGCTTGAGAAGGTGTCTGACATTCTCTATGATGCGATTGATACAAACGAGATAAACTGCATGGATTTATTCGCTGATATGCAGGAGGAAATGATGACAAACGGTTTTTTAGCGCAGATGATGGAGTCGTTGGAGAGAGCGCAGGAGCAGAAAAAGACCCCATCCAAAGCGAAAGCCAAGAATTAACATGGGAATATTACGTTGCGGAAATCCGTCCGTTTTACCTTATGGTAACGAAAGGCTACGGATTTTCCGTTGATGATATAGATATGATGAATCCAGAGTTTCTTAAGCCTTATGTGGATGCATATAAGACAGAATGGAAACAACGCGACATGGAAATGTATATGTGGTTTGGCAGATACGCAACGTCAGCACTCGTGACCGCAATAGACGCGACATTCGGTAATGGTAAAGGCAAGTTTGTCAAAGAGACTTGCTATGATTCCATCGAAAAGCATAATACGGACGATCCGGATGCAGAGATACGAGAAATGCTTAAGGCAGAAGAAGCATGGGCGGCTAAATCAAGACAATCACATTTACCAAAGCCAAAGATAGTTTAAGAAAAGAGGTATTGCTATGGCAGTAATTATCGGAAGTGCGCGGCACGATGAACACGGAAACTGCTATTCCGGTGGAAAAGCCGGAGACCAGACCGGACAGGAAGTGTCTACGCAGAAGTTTTACAACCATTCTAAAGGATGGTACGTGCTAAGGGCGAAGAACGATAAAGTTGCGGAGAAGTTAGCCGAGGCTATGCAGATTGCATCTGACAACAAAAATATTGGCTATGACCAATCGGAACGCTACGGAGTCATTAAGCATGGCATCAACACAAACGTAAAGACGGAATGCGATTGTTCTTCCCTTGTACGTGCTTGTATTATCTATGCATCCGGCAAGGATGTGGGAGATTTCAATACATCTAATGAACGACCGGTAATTTTGAAATCCGGTTTGTTTGATGATATGGGTTCTTATCATGCCGAGTTTACTCTTCGCAACGGAGATATTCTTGTGACACGCATAAAAGGTCACACAGTTATTGTTGTAAAAGGCGCAAGAAAATGCAAAACCAAGTATTATCCGAAGTATACCGGAAATTCCGGTTCAATCGTTGAAGCATTAAAAGCGGTTGGGGAAGATGATGTGTCGAAAGAACATCGTGCGGAAATCGCAAAAAAGAACGGATTTTCCAATTTCAAGTTTACATCAGAGGAAAATTCAAAGATGCTTTCTCTTCTGAAAAAGGGAAAACTGAAAAAGTAATTCAAGGGCGGTAGGGGTCAAATCCTACCGTCTTTTTAACCGGCTATCAATGTGGAAGATAGCCGCTAACCTAAAAAAGTTATAGGAAGTTGGTGGATAAATGGAATTAGAGTCTCTTGAAATAAAAATCCAAGCACAGGCACAACAGGCAAGCGGTCAGATAGACGCGCTTGTGACAAGACTTGGGCGATTATCTTCCGCGCTTTCTGGACTTAGTACCGGAAATCTGAATAGTCTTTCCACAGGGGTAAACCGACTTGCAGGGGCAATGACGGCAATGCGTGGAATTGATACACGGACTTTTTCTGCAGTTGCAAGAAATGTAAGCAAATTAGGCTCTATCAACAGCAAACAGATTAATGCTGCGGCTGGTTCTATGCGTCAGATTTCCAATGCATTAAAAGGGATTTCTGGAATGTCGGCATCCGTTAAGGGTCTGACCGACCTTGCGTCTGCAATCAAACAGCTTGGCTACCAGAGTTCCACCAAGGCAATTGAAAATATCCCGAAACTTGCCACGGCAATGCGACAGCTTATGTCCGAACTGTCGAAAGCCCCTAGTGTAAGCCGGAATATTATTGACATGACAAACGCATTGGCAAAATTATCACGTACCGGTGGAGCGGCAGGAACGGCGGCAAAAAGCATCACAAGCTCATTTAGTGGATTTAGTTCAAGTGCATCCGCGGTAACAAAGAAGTCATTTTCTCTTGCGTCTGCAATCGGAAAAGTGTATGCAACGTATTGGGCTTTATTCCGAGGATTTAGGCTACTTGGAGATGCCATTGACATATCATCCTCACTGACAGAGGTTGAGAACGTTGTAAGGCAGACATTCGGGCAGTACGAAAGCCTAATTAACAATTTCGCAAAAACATCAATTGAAAAATTCGGTATGTCCGAGTTATCCGCGAAACAGTTTGCAAGCCGTTTCCAAGCAATGGGAACTGCCCTTGATATTCCACAGGGGCAGATGGCAAAAATGTCTATCCGGCTGACAGAATTAGCCGGAGATATGGCTTCATTCTACGATGTGAGTCAAGAAGATATTGCCAAGAGTCTGCAATCTGTATTTTCCGGTACTACGGCACCTATGCGGCGTTATGGTATCGACTTGACGCAGGCAACATTAAAGGAATGGGCGTTAAAGCAAGGACTTGATGCAAACGTTTCCTCAATGACACAGGCTGAAAAAGCTATGTTGAGGTATCAATATGTGCTTGCACATACAACCAATATTACCGGAGATTTCGCACGTACAGCAGATACGTGGCACAATCAGATAACCATGCTTAAAGAGAACTTCAAAGCACTTGGAGCGGTTGTTGGTGGTGGTTTAATCAATGCATTCAAGCCATTTATCAAGGTACTTAATTCAGTTCTGCAAAAGGTTATTTCCTTCGCAGAGATGGTAACAAATGCTTTAGGTTCTATCTTCGGATGGAAGTATGAAGCAAGCAAAGGGGCAGGAATCAGCGGTCTTGCTGATGATATTGGAAGCGCATCTGACGGCATGGACGATTTAAGCAATGCCGCAGGAAACGCAGGGAAAAACACGGGTGGTATCGCAAAAAATGCCAAGAAAGCAAAAAAGGAAATCCAACAGGCAACTCGTGCATTTGATGAATTAAAGGTTATTTCAAAACAAAGTAAAGATAATACTTCCGGTTCCGGGAATAAAGGTTCTGGTTCTGGATCTGGTTCAGGTGCTGGTGGCGGCACCGGTGCTGATGGTGGATTAGTTCAGACGGACACCATCTTTAAGAAATTCAAAAGCAATATCAAAGATCTTGAAGGACTTGGGACAGCGATTTCCGGTGCGTTAATTAACGCAATGAAAAAAATTAAATGGAAAAAAGTGTATGCAAAAGCTGAAGGGTTCGGAACTGGATTAGCCAAATTCCTTAACGGACTATTTAAAGGGCAAAAAGGAACAACGCTTTTCGGAGAAACCGGAAAACTGATTGCAAATTCATTAAACACGGTGCTTCATGGATTGGATTCGTTTGGCACGACGTTTAATTGGAAACAATTTGGAAATTCAATTGCAGACGGAATAAACAAGTTTTTCCAAAACTTTGACTTTGCATTATTGGCTCAAACGCTTAATGCATGGGCGCAAGGCGCGTTTGATGCAGTTACGACAGCATTAAGTAAAATTTCATGGAAGGATGTTTGGAAAGGCGTCAAGGAGTTTTTAAGTAACTTAGATGTAAAGACGGTTGAAATTATAATCGGCGCGCTGACAATTAAAAAAATCCTTGGATTGCATCTTGCAAAAACAGCACTTGATATAATCGGAACTTCCATTTCGAAAGCAATAGCTGGTTCACTTGCATCAAGGCTTGGCGTTGAAATTGCGGCAAATGAGGGAATTTCAGCGGTATTGTCTACCGCTCTGTCAAAAAAAATAGGAGGGGCGTTTGCTACACTTGGGGCAACTGTTTCGGCTGGCGCAAAAGCCTTATTCGGCAGTGGAGCCGCAGAGAGCGCGCTTGCATTTATAAGCCCTGTTGCAAAAGCAATAACCGGAATAGGCTCCGTTGCGATTGGCGCATTTACTGCAATATCAAACTTTGTGACCATGTTAAAGAACGGATTCAGTTGGCTTAATGAAGCACTTATGCTTGTCGGAGTTACGATTACGGCAGTCGGAGCGGTTATTTTAGGGGTAGCGGCAGCACCTGCAGCGATTACCGCAGGAATAGTAGCCGGTGTTGCAACGGCGGCTGTAGTAGTCAAGGATCATTGGAAAGAAATAAAAGGAATTTTCTCAAAAGCAGGAGATTGGTTTAATACTAATGTGATTAAGCCAATAAGCGGTTTTTTTAAGGGATTATGGGAATCTGTTTCCGGTTTTTTCTCTTCTTTATGGAAAGATATATCAGGTGTATGGAAAACAGTTTCTGGATGGTTCAATACTAATGTTATAACTCCCATTGTTTCATTTTTCCAAGGATTTTCGAAAAGAGTTGGTCAAATCTTTGAAGGATTGTGGATCATTGTCAAGGCGGTATGGATTGTTGTTTCTGATTGGTTTAAATCAAAGGTAATAGAGCCAATAAAGAAGAATTTTGAATTATTGAAATCGGTAGTATCAACCATATTCAAGGTTCTATGGGCAACTGTGAAATCGGTATGGGCGGTGGTTTCCGGTTGGTTTAAGGAACATGTTACAACACCTATTAAGAATGCTTTTGGTTCAGCAAAAGAATCTATTCAGAAAGCATTTAGCGCGGCAAAGACAGCGGTAACCGGGGCGTGGAACAGTGTTTCTAGTTGGTTTAAAGAACATGTAACCACCCCGATAAAAAATGCTTTCTCGAAGATGAAAAAAAGTGTAACTGAAATATTCAGCAAATTATGGAATAGCGTGAAAAGTGGTGTTGCCGGGGCAATGAACACCGTAATTTCAAGAATTGAAACAGCAATAAATTCATTGATCGGTGGGGTGAATACCGTTTTGAAAGGGTTCAACAGTGTTGTTTCTGCGGCGGCTAAAGTAGCAAAGGTAAAGTGGAGTGGAGTCGATCTTGTGCCGAAAGTGAGCCTACCTAAAGTAAAGGCTTATGCAACGGGCGGTTTTATGGATAAATATAGCATAGCAACAGTTGGAGAAAATGGACTTCCGGAAATTATGGGAACAGTCGGAGGTAAGCCGGCGGTCGCAGGAAGCCAAGAAATTACCGGAATCAAAAATGCCATCAATTCAACATCTGCGCAAGAGGTTTCCTTATTGCGACAGCAAAATCAGTTATTACAAGCTATTTTACAGAAAAATTTCGGAATTACTACAAACGACATAGGAAAAGCTGCAAGGGATTATGGTAGAGAACATTACAATCGAACCGGAGACAATGTATATGTTTTTTAGTGACTTCTATAATAGAACGTGATATAATTCTAAATAAATCATATCACAAGAAAGGAGTCATTATGAGAAACACAAAAAAATTATTAGTAGCGATGGGATTGGCATTTGCCGTTTTGATTTCGGCTATGCCAATCCAAAATGCAGATGGGGAACAGATTGTTGCACAGGCGGCAACTATCAAATTAAGCAGAAAGACTCTTAATTTAAAAATTGGAGAATCCGCAACATTAAAGATAAGCGGAATGAGGAAAACTGCTAAATGGAGTAGTGGCAATAAATATGTTGCTTCTGTAAACAAGTCTGGAAAGGTTCTGGCGGTTGGGGAAGGAACAACGTACGTAAAGGCAAAAATTGCAAAGAAAACGCTTTCTTGCAAAGTTACCGTCACTTCTTCCTTTAATGCGAACAAGGTAAAGAAAAACATCTCAATTGAATACCAAGATAGTGGTCATGGAGTTGTTGCTATCTTGAAAAACAACAACAAGGTAAATGTTGATCTGGACGCAAAACTTGTATACTACAAAAACGGTAAAATGCTGGATAGCAAAAGCGATTGTAACAGAGCTTTTGAATCTGGTAAGGAATGTGTTCTTTATTTTGACGCACCGAGCGATTCTGATTATAACGATGTTTCTTATGATAACTATAAAATGTCGTTGAGTGTTGATGAAGCAACAAATGCTGTTTGTGATGTTCGCAATATAATGGTTCAATCGGACATTGGAGCAGATAATGTTACGGTTGAAGCTACAAACGATTCCGGAAAAGATTTTTCATTTGTGAAAATTTCTTGCTTAATGTATGATGCATCTGGCAACTTGATCAAATATGATTATCATTATGCAGAATGTGAAAAGAATGGAGACACCGATTATTTCTCGTTTAGTTTTCCGTACGATTCAAATTACGATACGATCTATCCGAGCAGTTATAAGATATATGTTGATGAAGCATATACATATACTTGGTTACAATAAAAATTGAAAGATAAATGATACTTAAGCCGTGGAAACACGGCTTATTTTAATTCCAAAATCGGATTGACACAAAATCAAAAATAGTCTATCCTTATTACTAAGGAAACAACCTTATCCGTGAAGAAGCGGATTACTTACTCGAACGCCATACTGTACGAAAGAGGAAACCAATGTGATTTCACAAGCGGTTTCCTCTTTTTTATTCAGATAAAAATGTATGGAGGTAGACACGAATGAAAAAATCACAACTTATGCTTAAGATTCAAAATAGCATTGAGGTATTTGAAAATCCGATATTCGGACAGATAAGAATGACCATGGTAGATGATGAACCATGGTTTGTTGGAAAGGATATATGCGAAGTATTCGGAGATACGAATTACAGAAGAAGCCTTTCGAATATTGATGATTCTGATAAGGGTGTGTCACAAATTGATACTCCAGGTGGAAAACAAAAAATGACGATTGTTAATGAAAGCGGTTTGTATTCCTTGCTTTTTCAGATGCAACCTCAAAAAGCAAAGGGTGTGTCACAAAACGACGCCCTTATAAACGAAAGAAAAGAAAAACTTCATAAGTTCAAACGTTGGGTAACATCCGAGGTTCTCCCTACAATCCGTAAAACAGGTGGGTATGTCAATAATGATGAATTATTTATTTCCACTTACCTGCCATATGCGGATGAAAACACTAAGCTGATATTTTCACAGACATTAAAAACTGTTAGAGAGCAGAACGAAACCATTAAAAGACAGCAGAAAGAAATCATCCATAAGGAAGATGTTATTATCGGACTTGTTGATGATATTGACTTGGCAACTAAGAGACAGCGGATAACACAGATTGTTCGTTTTGGTGCTGATGGAAAGTATCAAGAACGCTATTCGTTGCTTTATGGAGAATTTGAAAGGAAATATCACTGCAACCTTAAATCAAGGATGGAAGGGTGCACACTCAAACCGAAAGTAAGAAACAAGATGGATTATATCGACAGGGAAATGGGAATGATTCCGCAGTTGTACGAAATCGCTTGCAAACTTTTTGAAAACGATGTAGAAAAGCTGAAATCTGAATGGGAATCAGTAGTAGCTTAAAATTTAATCAAATAGATAGCATCTACCAAACGGTAGGTGCTATTTTTATACCCATTTTTAGGAGGTAAACGATGGGATATGGCGGATATTTAGTAAAGTTTGGCAATTATACCATTCCGAACAATTTAATAAAGCAGGACACGTTTAGTTCCTATGTAAATATGCAGGACAAAGACCCGTGGACGGATGAAAACGGATATGAGCATCGTGATGCCGTGGAACTGAAAGCCCTAAAGGTTGAGTTTGAAACCAAAGCCATGCTGACCGAAAAGCAGTTTGATGATTTTTGGAAAAACATTGAAAAGAACTATACCAAGGCAAAGGAACGTGGTGGCTATATCACGGCATACGTGCCGGAAAAACGCGGATATGTGACACAGTACGGATATATCGCTGATATTCAGCCTACGTTCTATTCTGTGGCACATGGGAAGATTAAGTATGACGCAATCAAATTTTCGTTTGTAGGTGGTGTATATGATAAATAGCAGTTTGAAAGAAAAGTATTGGGATTCCGCGACAGATAAACAGATGGTCATATCTGTTGTTGGAACGAACCAGAAGATAGACAATTCGATGCTTGAAATCGGTACGTTTGCGCTTGAAGAAAGTCTTTGTTCGGAGTCTGAATTAAAGTTTGGAGCGTGCGAAGCGAATTGCGTAAAATTCACAGCACGAAACACCGCAGGAAACATTATTGGAAAGACAATCTCTATCGAAGAAACGATTGACGGAGATAGCGAAAATCCGATGCCATACGGAGTTTTTAAGGTTGCATCCGATGTTCCTACTGCTGACCGTACAAAACGGCAGATTACGGCATATGACGCGATGTACGACATCATCAATGCAGATGTTAAGGCTTGGTATGCAGGACTTAGCTTTCCAATGACGCTTAAGCAGTTCCGCGATAGCTTTTTTGCACATCTTGGAATTGCGCAAGTTGAAACAAGCCTTGTCAATGATTCCATGACGGTCAATAAGACGATTGTAGCCACGCAGACGGACGATTCAAGCGCAGTAACAGAAGAGTCCTCTATCAGCGGGAAAACGGTTGTAACGGCAATATGCGAGATCAATGGATGCTTTGGAAATATCAACCGAGAGGGCAAGTTTGAGTATGTCTTTCTGAAAGCAATCACAAGCGCACTTTATCCGGCAGAAGATTTATTTCCGTCTGACAATTTATTTCCGTCTGATGCAAACACGGAGTCCATGACCGGACACTATATCACGTTTGATTATGAGGACTTTCAAAGCAAGGCAATCACACAGCTTGAAATTAAGACAAGTGAAGATAATGCCGGTGCTATTGTTGGAACTGCCGGAAACAACTATTCGATTACAGGAAACTTTCTTGTATCAGACAAGACCGGAGCGGAGCTGGAACAGATTGCAAATAACCTGTTGCCGATTATGGCACAGGCGGCATACACACCGATTAAAAGTTGCACTTGTGTCGGAAACCCATGTCTGACGCTTGGCGAACCAATCCGGTTCAATACCACAAGAGAGATTGTTGAAACGTATCTGTTGCAACGTACCCTAACCGGAGTACAAAGCAAGAGAGATTCGATTTCGGCACAGGGCACGCAGACACACTCTGCAAAGGTTAATTCTATCAGAGACACGATTGAAAGCGTGGAAAGACGTACCGGAAAGTTAGAACGAAATGCAGACCATCTTCAATCCACATACGAGGATTTAGAGGAACAGACAAATACCAAGTTTGAGCAGACCACAAAAAGCATTGTTGCAGAAGTCAATCGTGCACAAAAAGCGGAAGGGCAATTAGACGCATCACTGGAATTGAAGTTAGGCAGAGATGAGAACGACCAGGTTATTTCGATGATTAATGCAAGTGCTGACCAGATTATGCTTCGTGGAAACAGGCTCATAATTGAAAGTAATAACTTCCAGCTTGATGGGGATGGACGAGTGTCAATTATTGATTCGTTGAATTTTATTGCAACCTCGATTGGTGATGATATTGTAATTATTGGACTCGATGCAAGAGGAAGGCCAATGCTGCAAAACATACGCATTGACCTAAACTCTGTAACAGATCAAGATGGAGTAGCCATAGGAGATCATGCGAGTACGGCAGATCATGCGACAACCGCAGATTCTGCAACAACCGCAGAAAGTGCAAGACAGTGCATAATGGCATCAACTGCATATTATTTAAAAGGCATTGGAATAAGTGACTATGTACAAATTTCCGGCAACGGAAATTTAATCCCAAGTTCTAGTTCTGTGTACTGTGGAACTAACCCCAATCCATTTGCCGGAGGGTATTCTTCCGGTGGTTGGAAAACAACGTCTGATGGCAGAAAGAAAAAGGATTTTCGAAAACTGTTAGAGGATGATCGGTTTGAGAGATTTTTTGAGTTGCTGCAACCGATGGAATATCGGCTCATAGAAAATGACGAGAAAATGCACATAGGATTTGTTGCACAGGATGTTGAACAGGCAATGACGGATTGTGATATATCTGAAAATGAGTTTTACGGACTGGAACATGCGGTATTCTCCGAAAAAGATTTTGAATCTAATGAGGAATGGGAAAAATTCTTAGAGCAGAATGGTGGCGCAAATGATATGTATACATTGTGCTACCAAGAGTTTATTGCGCTTAACACTGCCATGATACAGAAACTGCAGAACAGGTGTAACGATTTTGAACGCAGACTATCCGCATTAGAAAGGAAGTGATTAGATGGCATATCAGAAAATCTATAGCCGCGAATATTGGGAGAACCTTCCAAGCGAAAAGACCGCAATTAATCGAAATAGGCTGAACAACATAGAGGGCGGCATTGATGCAATCGACGATCGTGTGTGCGCGCTCGACACCACGAAAGTTGACTTGACCAAAGCTAACGAACTTGTAAAGGAAATCGTTTTTGACGAATCCAACGGAACGCTGACGGTCGTTAAGATGAATGGTTCTAGGGCGGTCATTGATACCAAGTTGGAGAAGCTGGCAGTCAACTTCACATACAATCCGCAGACACAGCAGTTGGTAATCACGCTTGACGATGGCACGGCGCAGAACGTGGACTTATCCGCGCTGATCACGCAGTATGAGTTCTTAGAGGGTGACGAGATTGCATTTGAGGTCACTTCTGATGGAAAAGTCAAGCCGATGATTAAGGGCGGCTCAATAACTGAGGATAAGTTGCAACCGAATTTCTTGGCGGATATTAAGGTAGAATCTGCCAAGGCGGTAGCATCTGCCAAAAGCGCAAAAGAGTCCGAAACCAAGGCGGCAACATCTGCCACAGATGCCAAGGACAGCGCAGACAGGGCGCAGGGAATCGAAAGCGAGATTAACAAGAAACTCACAATGACAGAATTTGATGTGAATGAGGATGGGGAGTTGATTTACACGGACAATGCGGCATATAACTTTGTTGTTGACAATGACGGAAATTTGAATTGGGAGGTGGCTTAGAATGGCTATAGCAGGAAGAGTAGCAATTGTGCCAAAGGGCGATTGGAGCGCAGATGTTACATATAAGAGATTGGATGCAGTGACTTATAACAATACGCTGTATTTTGCGAAAAAGGAAGTTCCAGCAGGAACGGCAACGAGCAATACAGAGTATTGGTCTAAGTCTATCGTGGGCGGTGCTAGTGCGATTGCAACAACAGAGGATGCCGGAGTTGTAAAGCCGGACGGAAAAAGCATGAGCGTAGATGAAAGTGGAACGCTTAGTATTAACTTGGATGGCACCACAATTACATTGGACGAAGCGAAAAACGTCATAAAGTTGGCAGATGCATTAAAGGATAAAATCGGAAGTGCGCTGCAACCAGAAAGTATTGTAAATAACCAGGTAACAACAGAAACCGGGTTTGCATTAGATGCGCGGCAGGCGAACCCGAATATAGACAATTCGCTGGCCAAGCAGATATCGGATTTAAACGGCAGTTTAAATACTGTATTTTATTCAATTAAAGAAACAATTGATGCAAACAACGCTGATCCTGGTCTTTCACATATGCCACCGAACAGTAACC